AGGTTAGCTGCTTGGTTGCTTCTTATTGAGGCACTACAGAGCGAATCTAAAGATGTATTTTATGTAGCACCAACATTCCAACAAGCAAAAGATATTATGTGGGGTGTTCTAAAAGATTTAGGTAAGGATGTAATACAAGCAGCACATGAGAATACATCTGTACTAACTTTAGTCAATGGTCGTAAGATATACTTAAAAGGAGCAGATAGACCAGATACACTTCGTGGTGTAGGTCTACACTTTTTGGTTATTGACGAATATGCAGATATTAAACCTAATGTATGGGAACAGATTCTAAGACCTGCATTAGCAGATGTACAAGGTAAAGCACTCTTTATAGGAACTCCTAAAGGTCGTAACCACTTTTATGAGCTGTACAAGTATGCAGAAAAAGGAACAGATGAAGATTGGAAAGAGTTTCACTATTCTTCTTATGACAATCCATTAATCCCAGAATCAGAAATAGAAGCAGCAAAGACCTCAATGAGTAGCTTTGCATTTAGACAAGAGTTCCTTGCTAGTTTTCAAGCAGCTTCAAGGGACATATTTAAAGAGGAATGGATAGAATATGGAGATGAAGAAGATGAACCTGAAGATGGTCGTTACTACATTGCAGTCGACTTGGCTGGATTTGTGTCTGTGGATAAAGAAGCAGGTAACAAGAATAGAAAACTGGATGAGACAGCTATTGCAATCGTTAAAGTTCACCAAGAAGGATGGTGGGTCAAAGAAATAAGACACGGAAGATGGGATATACAAGAAACTTGTAGAGAGATATTTAAAGCAGTACAGAACTACATGCCATCTAAGATAGGTATAGAGAAAGGTTCTTTAAAGAATGCAGCAGCTCCTTACTTAAATGATTTAATGAGAGAGAACAACATGTACTTCAGGATAGAAGACCTGAATCATGGTAACAGAAGAAAGAGTGAAAGAATTATATGGTCGTTACAAGGGCTATTTGAGAATGGGAAGATTGTACTAGAACGAGGAGATTGGAATACTCCTTTCTTAGACCAACTAGTTAACTTCCCTAATAGGCAACTACATGATGATTTAGTAGATGCCTTAGCTTATATACAACAGATAGCACAAGTAGAGATGTCTTTTGAAGATATTGAAGAAGAATATGAAGCCTTAGACATGGTTTCTGGTTATTAATTAAGAGGACTACACAATGGCAGAGCATCAATCAACAAATAAACTAGTTTCATGGATACAAGGTCATCTAATGGACTGGAGAGACAGTCGAGATGACAACTATTTAGAGAAATGGAAAGAATATGAAAGACTCTGGCGAGGTGAATGGGACTCTGGTGATAGATTAAGAGAGTCTGAAAGAAGTAGACTAGTATCTCCCGTCCTTCAAGAAGCTATTGAGAACCATGCATCAGAGATTGAAGAAGGTGTCTTTGGTAATGGTGATGATTTGTTTAGTATTGATGACGACCTTATGGATAAGGACGCTAAAGATGTACAGTATATGCAGAACTATATGCGTCAATGTTTTAAACAAACAGGATTACGCAAAGCAGTAGGAGATGTTATACTATTATCTTCTATATATGGTACAGGTATTGGAGAGGTTGTACTTACTAAGAAAAAAGAACTAGTACCAGCTACACAAGTTATGGATGATGTAGAATCAGTGGCGGTCGGAACAAAGGAAAAAGACACTGTTGCTATAACACTTAACCCTATTAGTCCACAAAACTTCCTTATCGACCCTAATGCTACAACTATTGATGATGCTATGGGTTGTGCTATCGAAGAATTTGTATCTTCACACCATGTAGCTAAGAATATAGAAGATGGAGTTTATATTGATGCAGATTTAGGTGGAAATTCATCATCTGAGTTTGATTTAGAAGAAACTTGGATAGATGAGGAGTATGACCAAGATAGAATTAAGATTGTAAGGTATTATGGTCTAGTTCCAGAGAAATTAATTGATAATCCTGAAAATGGAGAGTCATATGAAGGAACAGGAGACATATTACAAGAATATGGTAACTTAGTAGAAGCAATGGTCGTAATAGGTAACGATGATGTACTTCTTAAAGCAGAAAGAAGTCCATATATGATGAAAGATAGACCATTAGTTGCATATCAAGATGATACTGTACCTAAGAGATTCTGGGGTAGAGGAGTAGCAGAAAAAGGCTACAATATGCAGAAAGCTATTGATGCACAGTTAAGAGCTCACCTAGATTCACTAGCTTTAACTACTGCACCTATGATGGGTATGGATGCAACACGTTTACCTAGAGGAGCTAAGTTTGAGATTAGACCAGGTAAAACAATTCTTACTAATGGTTCTCCACAAGAAATCTTACAACCATTTAAGTTTGGTGTAACAGAAGAGTCTAATTTAGTAACTGCACAAGCATTCCAGAAGATGTTACTACAAGCTACTAATACTTTAGATACTCAAAGTGATGTTAAGCAACCTACAGGAGGAGAACTCTCTGTAACCCTAGCTACCATACTTAAAAAGAACAAACGTACACTGGTGAACTTCCAAGACAACTTCTTGGTTCCATTCATTACTAAAGTAGCACATAGATTTATGCAATTTGCTCCTGAGCAATTCCCAGTAGCAGATTATAAGTTTGTAGCTAACTCTTCTCTAGGTAATCTAGCTAAAGAAGTAGAACAAGTACAGTTTATTAACTTACTTAAAACACTAGGACCTAGCAGTCCTGTAGTACCATTGTTGTTAGATGGTATAGTTAAGAACTCTAGTCTTGATAATAAAGTTAATATACAAGAACAATTACAAGCTAGTCAACAACAAGCACAACAACAAGCTGCACAACAGCAGCAAATACAACAAGCTCAAGTTCAAGCAGAGTTACAGCTTACTCAGTCACAATCTCAAGAGAATATGGCACAAGCTCAGAAGTATCAAGTAGATGCACAGATGATGCCACAAGAAATACAAGCTAAACTGATGACAGCTCTAGCAACTAACTTACCTAGTGAGTCAGATGAGCAAGAGAAAGAATTCCAGCGTAGAGTTAAGACTGCTGAACTGATGTTAAAAGAAGCAGAGCTTAAGATTAAAGAGCAAGATATGAAGGAAAATTCTAACATAGTCAAGATGCAAATGCAACAGAAACAAAATAAAGCTTGACATTTGATTAATTTTATGGTATAATATATATATATGGACAAAGAATTACAACAGTATTATGAAGATAGATTTACAATGTTTACTACTAAAGGATGGAAAGATTTAGTAGAAGATATAGAAAAGATAAAAGATAGTATTAAAGTAGAAGATATACAAGATGAAAAAACTTTATTTGCTCGTAGAGGTGAATTAAGAATCATGAACTGGTTAATTAATTTAAAAGATGTTTCAGAACAAGCACATCAGGATTTAAAGAATGAAGATACTGTTTGATTTTGAATGTAAGGATTGTGGAGTATTTGATAAGATAATTGAATACACTACAACAACAGATTGCCCAACATGTGGTAAAGAGTCTAAGAAACTTATTAGTGCTCCTAACATAATGTTAGAAGGTGTATCTGGCGACTTCCCCGATGCACATGCAAAGTGGGCGAAGAAGCACCATGCTCTTAATGAAAAGCAAGAGTATTAACTTTAACTAGAGGTAAATAAGGGTTAGTCTCCTTAGTTATCTCCCTATAATGCTTAAATGCACAGGAGAATAATATGGCTGATATAATAGAAGAAGTAGAAGAAGCAGTTGCACCTGACCAACCAGTGGTAGAAGACCAAGACACAGTAGAGGCAAAACTTGAGAAAGAGCTTACACCAGTCCAGGAAGACCCAGTTGTACAGGAAGAGGCAGTTGCAGAAGAAGAAGACTTACCAGAGAAGTATAGAGGGAAGTCTGCTAAAGAGATTGCAGAAATGCACCAACAAGCTGAAAAACTTATTGGTAAACAGGGCTCAGAGGTAGGCGAACTTAGAAAGGTAGTTGATGACTTTATTTCTACACAAACTTCGAAAGAATCACAGACTGAGGTAGAAGAACCAAATCCAGAAGAGTTCGCTGAGAACCCTGGTAAGCATGTTAAGAATCAGATTGATAATCATCCTGCTATTAAGGAAGCTCAAGATGCAGCTAAACAAATGAAGCGTACTGCTACATTAACTAGGTTGAATTCTGAGTATCCTGACTTAGAGAAGATTGTTCAAGACCCTAACTTTGCTGAATGGATAAATGGTTCTAAAGTTCGCTCCGAGTTATACAACAGAGCTGAAGTACATTTTGATTATGACTCTGCTAAAGAGTTACTTACTAACTGGACTGATAAACAGGAAAGGATAGCTAAGGTGCAAGAGACTAGTAAAATAGATAAAGATAATCAATTGAAAGCAGCTAGTGTTGGTAGTAAAGGAAATAACGAACCTGTCTCTAAAAAGAAATATCGAAGAAGCGATATTATTAACTTAATGCAGACAGACCCAGACAAATATGATTCATTATCTGATGAGATAATGTTAGCATATCAAGAAGGGCGAGTCATTTAAAAACAATATAGAGAGGAAATTAAAATGGCATATCCAACCCCACAAGTCACGAACACGACTGCTGCCGTTTTTATACCTGAGATTTGGTCCGACGAGGTCATCGCAGCGTATAAAGCAAATTTAGTTGCAGCGAATCTGTTCAAAAAAATGTCTTTCAAAGGCAAAAAAGGTGATACAATTCATATCCCTAAACCAACTAGAGGTGAAGCATCTCTAAAAGCTTCAGAAACAGCAGTTACACTTATTGCTGCAACTGAAACAGAAGTAATTGTACCAATTGATAAACACTATGAATACTCACGTTTCATTGAAGATATCACAGAAGTACAAGCACTATCATCAATGCGTAGATTCTACACAGACGATGCTGGTTATGCACTTGCAAAACAAGTGGATACTGACATGGTTCAACTAGGTCGTCACATGAATGCTGGTGATGGTACTAACGCTTACGATAAAGGTTACACTGGAGCTAATGGTTCAGAACTATATGATGGTTCTAATGCAGCAGCGTTAACTGATATTGCAATTAGAAACATTATCCAGAAGATGGATGACCAAGATGTTCCTACTACAGGTAGATTTTTCTTAATCCCACCTGCAGCTAGAAATACTCTAATGGGTCTAGACCGATATACAGCTATGGACTTTGTTGGTGAAGCAGCATCTGCTAACACAATCCGTAATGGTCAAATTGGTAACTTATATGGTATCCCTGTATATGTTACTTCAAATGCTGATACAGCACAAGGTACAGACAGAGTCTGCCTAATGGGTCATAAAGACGCAGCTGTTTTAGTAGAGCAGTTAAATGTGCGTTCACAAACACAGTACAAGCAAGATTACTTGTCTACTCTTTACACTTCAGATACAATCTATGGTGTTAAAGAGCTTAGAGAAGATTCAGCTTTTGCTTTGGTTGTACCTGCATAAAGAATATTCCCCTCATTCGAGGGGATATTTTTATAGCTACTGTTCTAGTGGCTATAAAGATATCAATAGGAGAAACATATGGCAGTCTTTAAATGCAATATTTCAGGTAACACAATGGAAGTTCATACAGCTTTAGATATACAATCTATGGAAGTACACCCAGGATATACTCTAGTTGAAGAAGCACCTAAAGTAACAAAAACTAAAAAGAAGAAAGAAGAAGTCGTAGAAACTGAAGAACTTTAATAGGATAATATAATG